GGCAGGGCCTCTTGGAAGCTTACCAATAGCACCAGTAGGACTAGAACCTGACCCTGGGCTTTCTTGGGCTTTCTTCCCCCTGGCTTTAGCTTTAGCAGCTTTAGCTTTAGCAGCTTTAGCTTTAGCAGCTTTAGCTACTTCCCTTTTAGTTCCAGTCTCCCCACGGCGCAAATCCGGGAATAAGCCCTCTGACGTCTTTTGACCAGTAGAGATTTCAGGTGGGGTTTTATTTTGCTCGGTGAACTCTTCCATCAATTTGTTAACAGTATTAGTAGTTTCTCTCTGGGCTACGTAAAGCTCTTGTAGATTTGTAACCTTAGAGCCGGGTCTTTTTTGTTTTGTTTTAGCAGCAGCATATGCAGCTTGTGCTTTATCTGCAACTGCCTGGGCTGCTTTGATTTGTTTTGTGGTGACCGCCATAATCTTATTCCCCTAGTATCCGAATACAGAATCCTGTATCTCTTGTTGTTGGTCTGCTCCCCTGAAATATGAAGGGACAAATGATCTGTTGCTTTGCTGTGTCATAAACATATACCGAAGAGCGTCATACGCATGATCTTCAGCTTTGGTATTTACATCTTCACTATTTGTTTTACTCAAAGGTAGCGTAGGTAAGGTACGTATTAGGTTCGTACAGGTGTTAAAGATACGGAGCCTTGGCTGAAAGTTCTCGTCAAGTTGTAGTCTCTTATGGACTTCTTGTTTACCTTGCATCCTATCAGAGTTGGAGGGAATCCATCTTAGTCCCTTCTCAATCATTGTTAGAGCGATACTCTTCCCCACTCCTGTCCTGTTCCAACAAGACTTATCGAGAACGGAGAGATACATGGTAGGGTCATCTGACTCCATCGTGAGAATAAGATCAGCTAAGTTTTCTGCTGTTTGTTTTGTCTGATATAGCTCACGATAAATCCAGATGCACCCGTCCCAATCTACAGCGCCCCATAGTACACAAGAGGGGCTACTGAAGCCGTAATCACATCCACGTATTCTAATCCAATTGTATGGAATCTCAACAGGTTCAACAATGTGTTCTTTCTGTGAGAACTCAGTAAACGCTGCACCTTCCGCTACATTCCAATCCCCGTCCAGAAGTCTCTTACGTTGAACCTCTGGCAAGGACATGAGCATTGCTTCGTATGCCCCATCCTGCATCAAGTAAGGGTTATCTGTTAAACGGGCAGGGATGAACTTTCTAGCAAATAATGGTACGCCTTCTTTTGCATGTCCTCTCCCATATACTAGAGTACTTCCAGTATCAATGTCCGTAGCCCAGAAAGGCTCGTCAGGCGGGTTGGGATCAACAAACATCTTCTTGATCCACCAGCCCCCGATACCACCTGGGTTAGCAGTAGCTCTCATATACGTTTCAATCTTTGGATCGGTTGAACGTAAACGAGAACGGAGGTAGTTCCAAACAAAAGGAGTTGGATAGTGTCCTAACTCATCAATACCAATCCATGAAAAAGACATACCTTGGTATCTGTACACATCGTCGTCTTGATCTACATAACTAAATAGTGCGGTAGCCCCCGAAGGGAATACCCAGGTCTTCGTAGATTCTTTAAACTTAGCAGAAGGAAAAGCTCTTGGGTAGATTTGTTTACTTTTATCAATTAGTTCCGTTAGTTCTGCTAATGTTCTTCGTAGTAGCAATGCTCTATGGTTTCCGTTAGAAGCGTAGCGTAACAAATCCATCAACATTGCGTAGGATTTTCCACCACCTGCCGCACCACCATAGAGTACTTCTTTTTCCGGTGCAGCTAAGAAGGAGTATTGCGGACCCACATTGGGTTCAAAGATAACATTACTATTAGGGGCCTTCTTATCTTCTTTTTCTTTTACAACCCCCTTCTTCTTAGGGGTCTTGGCTAGTTTACTTTTCTTAGTCTCTAGTTTCTCTAGCTGTTCCTTCTTACGTCTTATTTGCTGGTAGGTTTTCCTCTGTTCCTGTACTTTCCTACTTACATGATAGTTTCGTTTAGGTTTTTCTAGCTCATCATCTGACATACTAGTTAGTACCTATTA